AGCCTAATCCATACTTACAATCCAACTTGAAATTGGACCGTGTTTATGTGATCCGATCCCTAATAGAATGTCATTTGTTAATCGGAAATATATGGACCTCTGTGTATTGTATTTTGCACATTGTCAAGGGGATGCCTAAGTGCTACCCGTTTGCATATTGTCCGGTCTATTACTTGACCTTTCGTCGACCCGTCATTTAATTAAAGGAATATATGAAAGAGGCAAAACAGGTATCAGTCGAAGGCGCAGTCGAACAGATCGGTAGTAGATTTGATTTGGTACTGGTTGCATCACAAAGAGCAAGAGAGATTAAACGTGGCTCCATGCCAAAGGTGCAGGGAGATAACGGACCCATTGTAACGGCCTTAGAAGAGATTGAACAAGGACTCTACACTATGGAAGATTACATGAAAACAGTTAAAGGCAAAAAGGAAAGAGAATGGAAATAACACTACGCAAGGCAAATGCCGTACAAAATTCAATCAATGAAGCTATCCGTAGCATCAAGATTACCACCAACATTGAACTCAACGAGTTTCAAAATGTTGAAGCAGAGCTAAAGAAAGCCAACGACGAGCTGATCGCTAATGACAGTCGTAGACAGAAACTGTTGTTGTCTCTGTACAACATCCGTGGTCTTGTTGGTACAGCCAATGCCGCAAGTGGCATTGATCTTGCTTTGGCCAAGGCAGCGTTTATTGACAAACGTATCGGCCAATTGCAGGAATTAGCTGACAGCAAAGCTATCACTGATCTAACAGTGATCACTGGCAAGTTGGAAAAGATTCGCAATGACAAGAGCGAAAACAGTCGTAGCCGTATCTACGGATACAGTGACACTGTCAGCACCAGCATTATTGGTCAAGGTCAAATTGACGAAGCCAAAAATGAGATTAAAAATCTCAAGAAGCAAAAACAAAAACTCAATGACGAAGTTCTTGAGTTGAACATCAAAACCAACATTCCGTTGAGTGACGATGTAGTGGCAACACTAACAGCAGAAGGTCTGCTGTAACAGACCCCGGTTTACACTTTTCCGTTATTAAAAGTGGGGTAGATAGTCTCCAGAACTATCGGGTGCGTACGATCTACCTTAGAGTCCCTTGTCGGGAGCCTGAAGAAATCGTAGGTGGACAACTACAGTCCTTCCAAAAGACTAAAACGTGTGGACAGGGTAACAACTCAGTCTTGGGCTCCTGTGGTGGGAGTGGCAAGACACTTTAGTTGATAGCATTCGGCGGGTATCGTTTGTGGACGCACAGACTCATGAAGAATAGGGCCATCTTACTCTTCTGACAAAACCGTGGGCAATGGCTTATGAGGAGAATCGAACTCCACTCAGAAATTCGCTCAGTCCTATAAGGCTTTGAGTGTTATCAACTAAAGCTATCGCGGGATAGAGAAAGGGCATCTCAGAAGTCTCATAAGCTTCAGTTCCTGGTTCGAATCCGGGTCCCGCAACCAAATACATTGAATAAGTAAATTTATGAAAGTTATCAACGATGTTTTTGCACCAAGCGTATTTCACAAAATTTACAATTCTGTTATGGGGTTTGAATTTGAGTGGCACTACGGTAGACAAGTTGATGTAGATGCAGACGACGGTAGTCGTGCAAATCCCTATCTAATTAGCTTTGTTCATACTGTAAAAAATATTAATATAAATGAAAATTTATATTCTCCAGAATTATATCATACTATTGAAACAGCATTTATTTCAGCCATGGATAACCTCGGCGAATCAGTTGTTGAAATTAGTAGGGTAAGAATAATCATGAATACCAAGGCAGACGGTCATTATATAACCATGCCTCATATAGATTCTGACTCACCCCATCAAACAGCACTGTTATATATGAATGACAGCGATGGATCTACTATCATTTACGATCAGCAGTACAGTAATACAGTAGATTGTAATTCTACTGAATATTACAACAAAATTAAAAATGAATTAACTGTAATGGAGATAGTACAACCAATAGCAAACAGAATGGTATTATTCAACGGGCTTCACTATCACTGCGGAACTACTCCAAAAGATACGGCTCGTCGTGTAGTTATTAATATCAATTATCGAAAATCAATGCGGGATTAGTTTAATGGTAAAACAGCAGATTTCCAATCTTCGGTCAAGAGTTCGATTCTCTTATCCCGCTCCATACAACAAATGAAAATACAAAATTATAATTTGTTTCCTACTCCCATTACTGTTATAGAACAATTCTTAACAGAAACACAATGTAACGATATCATTTCATATTGTCAGACATTGCCCATGCAGGCACATGATGCATTAACTGATGAATCGAATTCGAGTTTTTACAGCGAAACTAAAAAATTAATTCAAGATATTTCTAATGGTATTGATAGTTGTAAAGATTTAGAATTAGATTTAAACAATTATCTCGTTGATTATTCAATGATATCTGGATTTCAAGGAATTGCAATTGATAACTCATGGATCAATATACAAAAGAAAAACAGTAAACTTAAAAAACATTCACACCCGTTAAGCAGCATCTCCGGAGCATTATATTTAAAAGTTGACAGCAATAGCAGTAAGATATATTTTTATAATCCTAATCCATTTATACAATTTTCTAAAACAACAGGATCAACTCCCTATGTCAGCGAATCTGCATGGTTTGAACCTAAGGTTGGAGATTTGATTTTATTTCCAAGTTGGCTAATGCATGGATCAGATAGTGATATTAACAATACCGAGGATAGAACTGTTCTAAGTTTTAACACCATACTATGAATTTTACAGTTATTGATCAAAATGAAGTATTTCGCAAATTTGATTTTAGCTCTGTTATTACAGCAACTGATAATCAGGAAGCAATGGGTATTATTAAAAATATCATTGCTGACGGCAATTATTTTACCAACAGTCCAAAATTTCAAACTAAAGAAAATATCTTTGCTCGTACCGATCCAATATGGGTAAAATATCGTATGAGTTTTTTGTTCAGTGTATTCATGTATCTCGGTCGTGAGGTAAAGGTCTCCGAAATGATGGCCTGGTCATTTATGACAAATCTCGAGGGTGCCGAAGATCGTGAAAAACTTTGGCATCATCATTGGCATCCAAAAAATTCAAACAGTGATATGCTAAGTGGCATCCTGTATCTTCATATACCGGAAGATGTTAAAGATCGAGACTACGCTGGAACAGAAATGGCTCCAAACGGTCCTACAGGTGATGGAAAGTTTTTTGTTCGACCGAGTGATTATACTTGGTTGATATACCCCTCAAAAGAATGGCACCGCCCGGGTATCGTTCAAAGTAATCAATATAGATTCATATTAGCAGCAGATTTAGAATACCAAATATAACTGGCCATAGCACAATGGATAGTGCAGTAGCCTTCTAAGCTATAGATCCAGGTTCGATTCCTGGTGGCCGGGCCACCCAACAACACGGCCTTACCCTCTGAGACATAGTACTTACGGTAAGGTTTTTCTTTGCTTGACATTTTGGTAAAAAGATGTTATAATACTATTTTAAGGAAACAGACATGCCATGGATTGAAAATGTAGCAGCAGTTGATGTATCCAGTGGATTCCATCATGATTGCGGACCTAACAGTATGCTGATCAGCATTGCTGACACTGGCGGCTGGAGGCCCGAAGCCAAACACCAGTTTAAAGAGCGTCATAACTTCGAGTTCCTTGATGTTGAAAAGAACGACTTTGTTCTTGAAGAAGCAATGAAGTGTAGTCAAGAGCAAGCCGATGAACTTGTACGATTACTGCAACACGCATTAGAAAATCGTATGAATGTAGTTGTACACTGTACCGCAGGGATCTGTCGTAGTGGTGCTGTTACTGAAGTTGGAGTTATGTTAGGGTTCAATGATACTGAAAAGTTTCGCAGTCCTAATCTGTTAGTAAAGCATCGTATGATGAAAGCTCTGGGCTGGACCTACGATGAAAATGAAAAGCCAAACATTGATGATTGGCGTACTTTTAAAAATGACTTTTAAGAAAGGAGGCGAATATGCCAAGTGTATTTTTAGTAAGCGACACGCATTTTGGACACACTGGCGTTTGCCAATTTACCCGAAATGACGGTGTAACAAAATTGCGTCCATGGGACTCTGCAGACGAAATGGACGAAGCTATGATCAAAGCATGGAACGATCGTGTTCGTCCAAATGACAAGGTCTATCACTTAGGTGACGTTGTTATTAACCGTAAGGCTTTGAAAACATTAGCCCGATTGAACGGGGACAAGGTCTTAATCCGTGGTAACCACGACATATTTCGTGACGACGAGTATAGGCAGTACTTTAGAGAATTACGAGCATACCATGTTATGAACGGAATGATCTTAAGCCACATTCCTGTACACGAAGCAAGTTTAGGTCGTTTTGGTGTTAACATTCACGGACACTTACACGCCAATCGTGTTAAAAAAGCCCGTGGGGTTGATGCACGTACAGGCGAAGTTTTGTACAGTGATGAAAACGATGTTCGTTACCATTGCGTTTGTGTAGAGCAAACACCTGATTTTGCACCTATTTTGTTTGAAGATGTTATCAAGCGTATTGAAGCAGAAGGTGGAGAAGTAGGATTTAGGAACGGAAACGGGCCTACAATGTAGATTAAAATAGGGCCTCAGGGCCCTATTTTTTTGACTATGCGTTCTGTATCACCGGCATAAATATATGATAACGGAATATTCCCAGGAGTTAGAACATGCCCTTACAGATTCGCAGAGGCACCGAAACAGAACGTTTAGCC